ACTTACATCAATATACGAACTACTTAAAATCAAAAGATTAGTAACTTTTTCAGCCGCTATTGGATCACTTCTTAACGCTTTATGAAACTCTACCGCTAGGTCAATATCAAGTGATAAATTAGGATCATCTACAAAAGGGCAAAGATCAGTATTCTCTCTTAAGAATTCTTTACTATACGCAAATCCAAAAAGTTTTTCTGCTAAGTTGTGTTTATATATTACCATATAATTAGTTTAATTTCTTAGAGGTGGTAGTAAACTCGGGTCAGGATCAAGTACTGGATCGGTGAAAGGTACTCTGACAGGCTTAGTCGATGGAACATCAGTATAGTCTGGAACATCGTATGGGTTAAGTATGTTTCTTTTTGCGGGAACTTTAAAGGGATTTGCATCAGTAGCCTGAAGATCAGACGAAATACCTCCTGGTCCATAAAAGGTTAAGTTTTTTAAATCCTCCGCAAGGTGATCTAAATCACTGTAATTATTAGGAGCAGTACCTGATCCTGACCTGGGTGTACTACCACCTCCACCGGCACCGCTTGATCCTCCTAAAGGAAGATTTGATGCTCCTGTACCAGAACCGTTAATTGCAGATGAAGTAGGTATCTCAGATAATGCTCCTGTGTTATTATAGACCTTTACACACACATAATCATTAAAATATATATCATTTTCAAATACGTGCTTTACAGATATAATATACCAATACCCGTTAAGCTCATTAGTATTATTTGACGATCTACTTGATGTAGAGGACGAACTTCCATCAGCTTCAATCTGTATAAACTTACCAGCCGATCTATATGGCTGTCCCTTTACTCTAAATGTTAAGGCAACATTATCAAATATAAAGCTCTTAAATAGAGCATTAGTGCCAAAGCCTATTGCTAGTCGATCCGGTATATTAGGTAAGCTATAGGCATTTGTATTTACACTTTCTTTTGCAGCCTCATCACTTCTTTTTGGAATGTTGGTAGCAAATGGAGCTGTAAACATATTTTCAAATACCACTCTTAATTCCTCATACGGTATTAAGGGATTAAGGGTACAATCAACAGTACCGCATCTTATATCTAAATTACACCATTTATTTTCATAAACGTCCTCGTAATTTACCCTTATTAAATCGTACTTAGGTATAAAGTTATCTCTATATGTTGTAGGATCGTTTGAAAGTGATATAACAAACTTTTCTGTTAGGTAATTAGCTATATTTTCACTAGATTTGTCATTTTTAATTAATTTTAAAAAATCACGTATCTCACCCACTAAGCTCTTTATTACTATCTCTCTTTCCTTATAATCAGAAGTATTTTCAATTTTTATAATACCAGGTGCTACATAATCCTTAAATATACCTGGAAAATCATCTGGAAGAGTAAATGCTAAAAAGTTAGATAGTTTTTGTAAAACTTCAAATACAGAATATTTGTTTTGGTTAATATCTAAGTCTCCCGCTTCACCTTTATCGTCAGTAGGTGTACCAACAACCTTTACATTAGTAGTAATATTAGCTAGCTTTAAGCCCACCCTTATAAAACTTTGCGCAAATCTAACTGGGGTAAGATATCCGTCAGATATGTTTGTTGAAGGTTTAGTATTAGTTGAGGTTCCTTGTTGGAAAAAGGCATTATCAATAGTTTCCTCTTGTAAAACAGCTTGTACTGTAACTCTTTTTAATTTTGCTACTGTATATTCTTCAAATTCAAATGTAGCGTGTTTATCTATTACGTTCGAACTAGTCTCGTAGTTTTTACCCAACGAGCCAATAAAGTAAACGGGAGGAGCAACTTTTTTAGCTTCTTCAAAATCTAGATTTTTGAAACGAATTGATATAAGCGGAGCCTCATCTTGAATATCATACATTCCGAACTTTTGTAATAGTCCAAAATAATTAGAAAAGGTAATGGTTCCGGTATAGCCAAAATTAACCAAATCATCCTTTATTTCGAGGAACTTAATACTGCTTTTAGTAATTGGTACTGCCTTGTATTCTGCTTCTCTAGAGTCTGAATTTATTACTCTCTTAATAAGAAGTATCTCAAATTCATACTTGCTATTTTCTATGTTAACTACTTCTGCCATACTAAGATATCTGAGACTGTATGTTATCTAGAACCAGATTTAGATAGTCTGGCAAGACATATTTATATTCAACTCCAGCTTCTGCATAAAATATATTGTCAGGTTTATTTATTAAAAATATCAACCACCACAAGAACTGTGTATTGTATTTTTGATAAGATAAAGTTGTCCATGGAAGCCGTGTGTTTAACCTTATAGTGCCTAGAAGTTCTTCGTTAAGCTGTTTTGGAATATTTATTTTATTTAAAATATTGTAATAGTAGTATCTGTCTTTACCTTTATCTACAGTAAAGGTCTTGAATATATTTTCATATCTTTCAAGGTCAATTGAAGGTAGATCAACTATTTTATTTTGAAATTCACCTATGTTCATAAAGATATTTAGCTAGCTGTTTCAACTATAACTTTAGATCTGAAACCTTCAGATATCATTAAGTTTCCTGTATCTGCTAACAAGCTTGTAAAAGTAATGTTTAGCATATACGCTTCTGGTATAGAGGTAGTAGCCGCCCCTACGGGTGTATTTACCTCTAACTGTCTACGAGTACCTAGAAAATCTACAGTCATATTGCTAATATAAGCATAAGGAAAATATTTCATACCTGGTATGGATACTGTGTAAAGTTTAGGAGGTAGTATTCTAGAAAAAGATGTTCTATAGGGTTTGTTTTGATATGCTAAAATCCAAATAAGCTCGTAATTTTGCTGATATGGCAACTTATTCCCCTTTTGAATAGTGTTAATTAACGGTAAACTGAATGATATTGATTCACCCTCAGTAGGGTAGTGGAAATATCTAGGCTTTTCTATATATGTGCCTGGCTGCATTATGTTTAGTGTAGCTGCAGCTGCATCAACATCTTGCATTCCTGCAGGTATATAACTCCCTAAAAGACCAGGTGCTATTTGTTGCGAATCTTGCCAGCTATTTTTTATATCATAAGGCTTACCACTAAAAAATGGAAAAGCATATTTGAACTTAGTAGGTTTAGTTAAATACATTCCTAAATAAGACTGTAAATATGTAGATAGTATAGATTGATCTGCTCCTGAACTTATAAGAGAATTTACACCGCTTTTAAATGTTTCAAGAGCTCCTGAAACCGAACCACCAGCACCACTACCTAAAAATTTTGTTAGTAGATTTACTGAGTCAGTTGTAATAGAGCTATTAGTTATAGAATTTAAATAATACAATGCAGAAGAAATTAGAGAATTTTGCTCTTGTCTTAATTCTGTTGCATATAGATATGGTATTTTAAGCTTAGTTTTTGTTGTAGGAGAAGCTGTCCAGGCAAAATCGTTTATTACATCAATAATAGAATTAGATCCAGGTTTAAGTCGAACTTCAGCATCTGTATTAGTTACTTTGTAGTTAGCTGCACCGGTTAACCCTAACGAATTTAAAATACTGCTACCAGTACTACCTGCTAGAGTAGCGGTGTTTTGTTGAACGTCAAAAGTTGCGTAGTAAGGTCCTTCTGCCATATTTTATTGTGTTACTAAGTTACTTGGTAAAAGCGTATAAGGATTAAACTGGTCTCTTATATCGAAGGTTTTATTAGGAATTTGTTGCATAGGTGCATTATTATTATTTATTGACATGCTAGATGAAGGCTTTTTAATGAGCTCTCTCATTAAAAACACTAGTTCTTCTAACTTGTCCACTTGTCTTATAGAAGCATCTTTTATTGTAGCATTGTCCTTAACTAGTCCCTGAGTTATACCTGTCATTAAATTATCTATAGCTCCTCCTGTTTTCATCCCAAGGACCTCATCTTTTGTATTAAAACGGTAAACGTTATTACCTTTTAATAGGAAATCTTGTAATTCCTCTCCAACTATATTAGTATTTGTATAATTAGCTCCTATAATTTTAGCATTTTCGTCACTAATGATGATGTCAGCCATTTTTCTACCTAAAAAATCACCAGCAGCTGTACCTACTATACTTGCCATAAATCCAAGATATGGTGATAAAGGCGCTAACACCCCCGTTAAAAGGGAAGCTCCCCCAACTAGCCCTCCTAGAAGTGCGCCGCCTCCTAAAGATCCTAAAGCACCGCCCCATGAATCAGCAATTTTATTACCCACTCTTAACTGATACTCATCCAAAGAGATCTTCTTTTCGTTATACAGATTTTCTTGTTCTTTGTTGTATAAATACGCACTCCCTGCTTCTATTAGTTGAGCAAGAAAAGGAATCTTACCTACAAACTTAACTAACGCGGAAATACCTCGGCCTGTAGCAGTTATAGCTTTGAAAACTTTTCCTAGCTTTGATAATTGCTCTGTTATTCCTAACGCTTTAGTTTTTGTAGTTTTTAATAAATCAGCACCCCAATCTAATACTTTACTACCTGAGGATGGATTAGACAGGTTTTTAATAACACTCTTAGGTACGTCCTTCTCACCTATAAAAGTACTACCTTTTTTATACCATCTTGTACCATCTTTTTTTACACCGGATGTAAACTCTTTTTGCTTTGCTATGGTTCTTGCTTCACCTCTATTAACTGTAGGTGCTGCTTTTGAAGAAGGTGGTGGCTTTGGCTTGGCGTCTGGCAATACCTTTGCTGCAACTTTAGTAAGTTTTTGTGCTATTGCTACATCACCCGCTACTCCACTAGCTTCAAAAGATTTAGCTATAACATCTATTGATCCTTGAATCACCCTACCCAGAGCAAAAGCAACTTTTTGAGCTAAATTAAGCTGAGTACCTTCGTCTATATTAAATATATTGTCCCAAAAAGTAAGAAATTTATCTTTTGTTTTTCCGTCTTTATCTAATGCAGAATTCCATAAATTATCAAACCAAGAATTAAATTTACCTGCGGACCTTGACTTAGACTCCTCATCAGTTAAGAATGACCCTATCATATCATCCCACCATTTTGCTATAATTCCTTTATTATCCTTATCTCTACTAAATAAAGAATTCCATAAACCATCCCACATATTATAAAGTTTTTGCTTACCTTCATCGCCGAAAAGGTAGGTTAATGTATCACTCCACCAGTTTTTTACCTTATCTTTCCATTCTTCAGGTAATAGTTTCCATAATAACGCTCCAAGACCTGCAACGCCTGCAATCTTCTTTAAAGTGTCTATCAGGCTTCCTTCAGCATCTTTTTTTATAGAGACTTTATCTTTTATTGCTCCACTCACTTTAAAGGGTTCGGTCGTTGTTTTAATAGGCGTTAAATCTTTCAATCTCTTAGCTTCAGGACCTTCCTTAAATGCTCCTACCTGTAAAACCTTCCCTATAATAGTCGCTATCTCTTTAAATCTATTTTTTTCTGATGGAGATAATTCGCTAAATATACTACGCTTTTCTTTTTCTTTCGTTAATGATTTTTCATCAACCGGTTGATTTTTCACGTTCTTTCTACTACTAAAGGATGTCACTCCCTCTTTCGTTTTAGTTTCTTTTACCTCTTCTTTTTTATATTCTCTTTTTGCTTCTTTACTATCGCTAAAACTCCCTACTTTTAAAGTCCTGCCAATAATAGTAGCAGATTCTATTAATTTTTTTTGTTCAGATGTTGATAGAGTATCTACTTCTCTATTTTCATCCTTAATTACAGATTGCGATACTCCTTTAGGATCGGTCATTGCTCTCAAAGAGCTCATGACACGTGTTACGATCCCAAGGGGTTCTAATGCTTCTTTATCTGCCACTAATATATTTATTCAGCAGACAAAAAACTCGCGTCTATGGAGAGCTTCGTACCGTCAGGAAAGGTAAACAATCCCTGTTCGTATTCCTTATACCGGGCTATGTACTCTAAAATATCGTTGTTGAGCTTAAGAGGTAAGTTTTCAATAATATTTTTTCTGTCATAGATTCCTAATTGATTCATTTTTAGTAAACTATCATCAATTTCGACTGCATCTATAAATTTAATAAGCTCGTATGTCAATAAAATATTGAGTGAGTTGCCTATCTTCTTATCATCTACGCTAGATTTATTGAACTCTAATATACTCTTTTCTGTTACCTTTAAATCTTCTTCGAGTGAAGGTATTGCCGCAGTTATAGTTATGTTTTTATATTTGAATTTCTTTGTTAACTCAAAATCAAAGATAAACTCTGGCAAACTATTTAAATTATATTCTGCATCGTTAACCTTAATTAACGGTGATATACTCTGCTTTCTTAAATCTACTAAAATTTTATTTCTATCATATAAAGTAAAGTCTACAGGTTCAGAACTATTCTCTAAGATTATATCACTAAACACTTTATACATGCTTATACCTCCCTCAACGCCATCTAGTAACGACTTAACAACATCTTTATGCTGCTTAACGGAAAAGGCTTTAAATCTAATACTTTTATTTAAAGATGGTATATGTACTGCGAAGCAGTCTTTTTCATTAAGTTGTTTTAACTCATCAATAAAAGATTTAATATCACTCATTATGATATTTACTCAATGTTTTTACTTTTCAACTTATCTTCTTTTCTTGACGTTTCTTTTTTATATATATTTAAAATTACTCTAGAATCTCTAGGTGTTAGGTTAAAAAAGTCTTTGGCGGTAAATCCAAGCGAGCCTGTAAAAATATACAACATATCAAAAAAATTAGATAGTCCTGATGAATATATGCTAAGAATAAAAGAAATTATACCGTTAGATAATACATTAAGATTTATTTCCTCTATATTAAAACTATCATTTCTTTCTATAACAATTAAATTGTTTAATTTAATAGATAGCTCGTTAATATAATCTTTTATTAACGTAAATACAGCATTGGGTATATTAGATAATATTAATTCTCTATCATCTATGCCTAAGGTGTTAAATTTTACTGATTGACCAGATACCTTAATACTTTTAATTACACTTAAATATATATCATTTAAATTTTCAAAGTATAATAAATTAGGTAACCCTAACTTTATTTCAAAATTATTAAAATTGTAAGTTTTGTCATAATCACTTTCGTGTAGATCAATTTTTTCTAAAATATTCTCTATGCTAAAATTTATAGATCGGCCGCTTTCATCGTTAAAGAAGATCTCCGGTTCAATATATACCATTCTCGTTAACAAAAGAGCATAAAATTTATCTAAAATACTTAATTCTTTAAACCCTTTTAAAATAGTAGACTCAAAAAAAGCATTCAACCCTTCAAGATCGCTGTTTTCGCAAAATTTTAAAATAGTAAAAAAATCTTTGTTTTTTAATTCTGGCAATCTTATATAGGAACCGCTTGGTAACCTTGTCTTTATACTAAACTCCATTGTTAATAGGTATGTTGTTCTTATCTATGGTAATATACTTCGTAAATGCAAATGAAACTGTCTTATTCATATCATTATATCCAAGATCACCATAGCTTAAAGAATCACCCTCTAGCTGAAAAGGTACTACATCATAAAATTCGTATATTTTTCTTATACGAGGCTGTGGCATGCCTTTACTAAAAACATCTCTATAAGTAGAATAATCTCTACTATATAAAACAAGCTGTATATTACACTTTAAATCCTCTGGATCATTAGGCCCTAACTCTATTAAACCTTTGTATGAATTAGCAATAATCCAGGGTCTAAAAAAGTAATCAAAAATATCGATATTAGTCTCGAGGAAGGTTATATCTAATTTGTTAGACCCACCATAACCTCCTCTGTTACCAGCATAAGGTACTGATAGAAATCCACCCGCTCCTTCTATTTCTGTATTGTTAATATTAAATGTATCACTTGGCAGTGCGACATTTTGTGCTAAAAAACAACCAAAATTACCGTATGGATCTGTTACCTCGTCTAAGCATTTTGTATTGACAGGCCAATGGCTATTAGATACTGTTTCATAATCATGAATTACCTTATCAATATTTTTGCCAATCTGAGTTAAAGAACCTTGATTTCTTGGATATATAAAAATACTCCATAAAAATTTAAGCGGTATATCATAACGCCAATCGTTATGAAGCTTTAACCTGCGGTAAAACGGTCCGTTATCAAACTCTGCCACTTAATTATTTATTAAGCTGTACGTGGATCAATATAGTAGTGGTAGGCAATAGTTGCAGTAACCTCTACTGTTTGACCAGTACCAGAAGCAATTGAATAGGCAATATCATTTATATTTCTTACTGAAGCACCTATTAACTTAAAGGTGCCGTTTTCAATTGGGTCTAGAGACTTGTTTAGTTGAACAAGAGTAATAAAATAATCATCATCTGGTGTGCCGTAGCCGCCTATTGAAGTGCTATCATCAAACAATCCTCTTGATGCAGTTTCAAAATAAGTACGAATTCTACTAGCAGCATCAAGGTAGAATGTTAAGCTGTAACCCTCTGAGCCTGGGTAAGTTGCATTACCCGGAACGTTAAAGTTAAGACCCATATAAGGTACAGGAACGTTTGTAATAGCTCTTCCAGGTAAGTTAGCAGCTTTTGCATATACTAACTCAGACTCAGGCATAGAACCCGCGCCTGGGAGATTCATACTTTGCACTCTGAAGAGGAAGTCTCTTGAGAAGTCTCTATCAGCTGCGGTTCTATAAAAACTTTGAATTGTTTGATTTACTGCCATATTATTATTTATTCTTTTCAAGCAAAAACCGCGGTATTTTGTACCGCGGTTTTGCTAGGTTTATTTTATCTGCTTAATTAGCCTCCAACTAGTTCTTGGAAGTTAGTATCTGTTCTAGTTGCATAGAAGTTAACTAGAATAAATTCAGCAGTTCTAACTGGCTTGAGATATATATCAATTACAAGCTCGTTATTATCAATAACTTCTGGAGTATTGTTACGCTCGTCGCAAACGATAAGGTAATCATATAGACCATCATCACCCTTAACTCTTTCGAAGAAAGGTGTAAGTGTGTTGAGTACTCTCGTTCTTGTGAATAGTGTATTGTTCTCGAATAAGAAGAACTTCATCACTTGCTTAGTTACCTTTTCAAGATATAAGAATGTTCTTCTTACATTAATTCTATCAAACGCGCTCGGCTTCTTAAGTAGGGTCTTTTGACCGAATAGTACTAGTCCTTGATCAGGGAATCTAGTAATAGGGTTAAGATTTACTTTGTATAGCTCATCACGCTGTCTTTGGTTAGGAGCGAACGCTATGTCGATAGCATCTGTTACAATACCCCTGTTAAACCCTGCAGGCGCGCCCCAAGGACCAACATCTGAATCAGTTGATGCAATCTTAGCTGCTACAAAGCCCGAAGAAGGTACATATACATAAAGACCGCTATAATCATCGTACATTTTGAAGTAGTTAGCAAACACTGTAGCGTATGATGTATTAATACCCTCGAACTGATGTCTAAGCGCCCAGTAAACATCTAATGAGAAATTCTTAGTAGGGTTATCAAGGACTTTCGAATCCTTACCGACTACTAAAATCTGTCTGATTGGATCTGCTACAAAGAGTACATCACCTCTACCACCATCCTTAAGAGGGCCGCAGAATGTTACGAATTGACTTGCAATCGTTGTATAGTAGTCTCTTGCTTTTGTTGCATCACCTGTTAGCTCGTTAGAAGTTCTAAGAGCATCTATTACAGAGCTGGTCTTAGTATCGTCAAAGTAGTTTGAATTAGTTGCACAAACTGTAGTCCAGATTGTACCTAAACCACCTTCTGCAATTACATCAATATCAAATACTTCGTCATTGCGAATTCTATCAAGAGCTCTTGTTAACTTAGCTGGTAAGTTACCGATGTCTTTCTGCGTTAATTTAGCTTCACCATATGCACCTAGTGGGTATAGTGAATCTGCTTTAGTAGCTTGAGCTGTTATAGTTTGATACTCTGTGTAAGTACAACCTACGATATATGGAGCTGTATTAGCATTTGCTGATAGGTAGTTAGCTAGTTGTGTAGTTATAACTCTTACTTTCTTCTTAGGTGTACCATCAGCATTAAGCTGAATACCGGTAAATTGATCCGAGACATATGGATTAACTAAGATATCAACATTTCTTGAAGTATTTTCTACGTTTTCTAAGAAGAAGCTAATAGCTTGACCGCCGTTTTCGTTGTTAATTTGTCTGCTATATCCAATAGATCCGTTATAACCCTCTTCAAGAAGATAATCTAATTGATTTACATCAGTGCCGAAAACAGACTGTCTTAGTTTAAATACACCTACGTTTAATGCATCATCAAATCCTCTTGTTGATGTATCATAACCTGTAATCTTCTCTTCCATTACCTGTGATACTGAGTTAACAGCAGGGTTATTTCCATATGCTGGAGTAGCTGTTAGAGCAAAGCCAAATCTGCTTGATGGTACGGTAACATAGTTAGTAAGACCTGTAGAAGCGGCTGATTGAGTTACTGTTTTAACATCTAGGATAGCGTCGTAGTTGCTAGCAGGGTTAATATTAGTGTTATCTGATATACCTACATAGTAGCCATTAAACTTACCATCAATTACTGTTTGACCTTTATTAATAATGACAAGAGCTGCACCAGCGGTTGATTCTAAGCTGTTAAATGATGATAAAGCAGTAGATGACCACGCACTAAATGTAGTACCACTTATATATTTGAGATATTGTTCTTCGGTAATGTTAAACTGTGTTGGTTGACCTAAGAAGTAAGTACCTTCATCAATATTGAGCTTATTAGTCACTCCTGATGTACCAGCTGGTGTCTGTCTTGTATTTGTATCAGCTACAAAAACTACTGGGGTTGTGTAACCTACTACAGCAGATCCGGTAACCGCGCTAGTAAATGTACTACCTACACCTGTACCATATACCATTGAAATAGTATCACCTGTAGAAGTTATAGTTATATCAAAACCTAACGCACTCTGTGCTAAAGTGTTGGAGATAAGCTTAGCGAGATTTTCTACTGTCATTACTGACGATGAAACTGGCACCGTGTATGTAGAAGAGCTGCTTGACGATAGAAGAGCGTTAGCACCATATAGCGGAGCATTTTCGTTAATTGAGAAGTTAACTGTTTTCTGTGCAAGGTTTGGAAGCATGAAGCTAAATGCTGCACCAGAAAGTTGATTACTGAATCCCGATCCACTATCACCGAAATTTAACTGAATGTCAAAACCATCAACTGTTGTTTGTGATGAAAGAGCTCCTACAACTACCGCTGGGTAGGCTAGTAATGAGTATGTGGATCCGAATCCCTGACCAGAACCACCACCGTATGGAATTCTATTAACTTTAAGTCTTGCTGTAGAGTTAAGAGTTGATTTTACTGTGTGATAGAAATATCTTTCTGCTGCAGATTTAGGAGTTCCATATATAAGTTCAAATTCTGTAAGAGAAGAAATATCTACTACTTCGTCGATAGGTCCTTGATCAGCGTAACCGGTTACATAAACATTTGTACCGGCTGCGGATGGTACTCTTAAAGATAGATCTCTCTCTCTAATTTCAACACCTGGTGAATTAATTGTTCGCTTTGCCATGTATTTATTTATGGCTTTTCGGAACACTTTTTAACTTAAAAGATCAGCGTGAAGCTGAGAATATACAAAAGTAAAAGAAGACTCTATTTCTCCGGACTCTCTATAATTAAAATTTAGACCTCCTAAGTCAGTAGGAAAAGCTTTTGTATAGGTAAATTTAATACGCTCATTATCAAATTCATCTAAACCGTATATTGTTATATCAGTTTGATAGTCTTTAAATATATCGTTACTTATTAGATTGTCAGCATCAAACACACCCTCGTATTCATCGTGAAGTAGGTTTATCCATTTATATATAACCCAATAGTTATTATACTCGTTATCAATAGTAAAGTTTACTGTTACAGGAGGGTAGGAATTTTTGCTATGAGTAGAATTATATAGGGTACTTCCAGAATATCTAATTTCTAGAGCTGGTACAGTTATTGTAGGTACAACAACTCCATAAATAGAAAACTGCATTGTTTCTTGAATAATAGTAGAGCTAGCTCTTCCACTTTGCTTGTTTATTTTTTTAAGTGCCGTCGGCACTTGAAAAACAAGCTTAAACTTATCTACTCTAGATTTGTTTAGTATTGATTGTTGGTAGTGATTAGCCATATGGTGTCCAGCCTTCTTGTTGTAAATATTCTATTTCTGCTACTTGTTCTGAATCACCCATACCGAATACTACGGGTGTCATGTATGTATTATTTAATCCTACTACATCGAAATCATTATATATAGAAGTAGGATCTTCAAACATAGCAACGCCAAAATCCATAGGTTCTATAAAACTAGGCTTTCCGTGATCATCGAGCTCTACTATTTCAAAATATCTTTCCGTTAACTCTTTTTCTAAAATAAACAATGCATAGAGTAACGACATTACTCTATCATCATGATATCCTCCTTTAGCTTTCCAGGTACCGTTAGGATACCTTACAAAATCTTTAAGCTCTTTAAGGGTGTCTATATCTCTTATAGTTACAGATCTCATTTCATTTATAAAATAACGCATATTCATAACTCCTTTATATTTGGTGTTTGTATGTGCTATCATACCCATTTGAGGTTTTGCTCTATTTGCAACTTTTGCACCATACGAAACTACTTTTTCGTATCCCATATCAAAAGCCAATCTATCTACTACCTGCGCTCCGCAATTATTTCTTTCTATTAAGGCTAAAGGTGATCCCCAGTTCTTAAGTATAGTGTATACTTTATTAGCAAACTCCAGAGGTGGTATATGTCTATTATGATAGGTTGCTACTTGTTTTATATCTTTTAGATCTGTTATATCTAAAATCTGCATAACTGAAGCGTCGACACCAACCCCTTCAGATATATCAACTCCCGCAACATAAACTCTAGAGGAATCAGGCTCCTCCCATATTTTATAATTACCTTCGTCTAATAGTATTTTAGGTTCCGTACATTGCTGTGACATCTCTAAGAAAAGAGCTTCATCAATAGACGATTCACCTGAAGATAAGAATTGACATTCAAATTCCTGAAGCCAAGCTTCTATAGAACCAATTGCCTGTCTAGTGTTAGCAGCCCATTTTTCATCTCTACCTGGTACCTCATCCCATTTAATCTTATCATAAGCCCATCCGTTCTCTCCTTTTTCTGCACCATCATATAACTTATAAAATAAGTTATCTGTACCATTAGAAGTAGAACAAACAAACACTTTAGATTTTTTAGATGAAGTAATAATAGGAAAAACAGATTTCCAGAACTCTTCAACTAAATGGGGTTCGATGAAGGCCATCTCATCAATTACTAAGCAATTTACGGATTGACCACGAGCAGCTGTACCGGTTGTAGTTGTAATACCTATTCTACTACCATTATCTAGTGTCATTGAAGTCTTGCCATACTCCTTAACACCAGGCTTTAACCATACTGGAAGCTCTTCGAACGCTAGCCGTACTCTTTGGAAGATTTCAATAGCTGTTGCTTCTTTGTTAGCTACTAGAAGGATTCTTTGATCATCCATGAAACAAGCCTGCCATAAAATATAAATTGTCATCATAGTAGACTTGCCGATCTGTCTAGATGCTAACAAAATAAAGAATCTATTATCTCTCATCTTACGAATAGCTCGTTTTTGACAAGAGTGCATTTTAATCTTTTCTCTACCTCTATCTAGGTTAATAATATAGAAGAAATTTTCTGCAAAATATAATATATTATCTTTAGCTTTTTGAAGCTCCTTTATCATCCATGGCTCGTAAGCTATTACTGCACCAGCTGCTGGAAGATTAGGATTTCCTAAATAAAACTCAGTTTTGTCGGACTTTTTGGACATAATCTATAAATATATATATGTCAAAACAAAACGACTTCTCGAGTATTGGGCAAGTTTATGGAAGTATGTTAAACAGCATGAAACATAAGCTAGTATCTGAAGGTAAAATTGGAACTACGGTTAAGCCAGGTGAAATTGGTGAATCTCCGCTTATTAAAGGAGGTCCATTAGAAACAGCCGGTTATGTACCTTCTAAAATAGACCGTCAGAAGATGTCAGATAAAGATCTAAAAGATAACCTCTACAATATTAAAAATTTATCACAACCTGATAATCTTGAAGAAGATGAAGAAAGTGAAAAAACAGACAAGCCTAAAAAAGGAATGTTTACTAAGGGTAAGAAACCAGTTAAAAAGGATAAAGATAAAGAAAGTGAAGAAACTATTAAAGAAAGTAGAAAAATTGTCAAGGCTAGCATAAATAATTTTATGAGAAAGAAATCAATCTTTGATAAATTATATGAAAACGTCATGGGTCAGCCAGAAGGTGGTATGCCTATGGGCTCCGAAATGGATGATGCAAACGAGCTAGACGCTCTTGGCATTGAAGGTGAAGGTGAAGGAATGGAAGAGACTGGTGAAGAAGTTACTTTCACTCTTGACCGTGACACTGCACAAAAACTTATCGATGTTCTTCAAGCTGCTATTGGTGGTGAAGAAGAAGGCGGTTTCGGTGATGAAGAAGGTGACACTGAGTTAGAAGACGACATGGAAGAAGGCGAGCCAGAAGAAGCTGAAGAAGGATTCTGGGATGAGGACGAAGAAGACCTCGGTGCGGACAATCTTTCCAAAGAAATTAACTACGGCAAGAATAACAAAGTTGGTAATCTCAAAACACAATCAGGCAGCGCTACTTCAGCTTATACAGATAAAGTAGGTTCAGATGGCGATCACGGCCACGCTCTTGTAAATGCTAAGCAACCTAACATGGGTAAGAGCAACAAGGTTGGTTCGCTTAAGACAGGCAAATCAATGTTTGAGCAATAATTAAAACTTAACTATAATAAGCCCGGTAGTTTAATGACTACCGGGCTTTTTTGTATAAATAATAGTATGATTACTTTTAGAGAGTATTTGGTTGAGTATGCTACAAAGCAAAATAGCCAACTATTCGGCATAGCTAAGCTAAGATCAGGTACTAACGGTAAGTTGCTGGATGATCCACACAACAGAAAGCATAAAAATGCCTTTAAGAAAGAATATTCTCACAAACATCCGGTTATTGATAGTATATGTAATGGAAAGTCTAACAATGTTCAGATAGCAGGCCAGCCATTACTATCTATTCTATCTCTCTACGGTACTCAGTTTGAACCCGGTATCAAAACACTAGGAAATTCTGATGTAGAAGTAGAAATGTACGAAGATGAAGAAGGTTTACAGAGAGGAATTTTAAGAAATAGAAAGAAAAACAATGGCTTGTAGTTCTAGTAAATCTCAATGTACTGCTGAAGGTGTATTTGCTGCTGTTGCAAATCCAGGATGTGGTCAGTTTCTCAACCCTGGCAATTTTCAAGCTGAGCAAATTATATATGATACTTCATTTGGTGATCTAATTAATAATTTTGGTATACCTGTTGACTACTATGTAAATACTTTTAATTTATCTGCAGCAGATACTCTGTATGGTGAGCATCCTACTGCAGTGTTTTACGGGCCTATTACAATAATGATGTATATAGAGTTAAGTGAAAACGCTATCAATCTTTCTAAGTTTGGCTTTGCGTCCGATGATGAATTAACAGGTTATGTTCACATTAAAACTTTTGAAGATACCATAGCTGGAAGAGATTTCTTCATTCGCACACAGCAAGGGGATATACTTTTGTATGAAGATTATATTACATACATACAAACACAATCTTCTGAAAATATCATAACAGATATGCTGTTTGATATCGTTACGGAAAACTCTGAAACAGGTGGCTTTGACCTAATCGGCGGAGATTACGAAGCAATTAATAGGTATATTAAAAACGGTCAAGCTGTTGAACCTAAGTCAGGAGATCTCATTCAGGTATCGCCTCTTGGTTGTGATAGACCAAACGGTCGCGGAGCTAAGATCTTTGAAGTTACTGAGAGAGTAGATCAAGATGTATCCTCTATAAATCCTCTATTAGGTCACTATGTTTATAGATTAAGAGCCAAGAGATACGAATACTCGTTCGAGCCTGGTGCACCAAAAGAACCGCAAAATCAACAAGTATTCGAGAATTCATTCTCTGGTATACTTTCATCTAATATACCTGGCGTTACACCGTCAGATGCTAAATCGTACCCTGGTGATATTGATACAGATTCTAAGACAAAAGTATTAGATATGTCAGTAAATAATACAGATATATACGGTAGTTATTATTAATAGATTGCACTATAATGGCTGCAATTTAAGACCATACATAGGTCCATTGTCTCGCTTTATCTTTAAAAACGTATCTACACCGTTAGTACTCAACATAGCTGGAGATATAGATAGACTGCTTAGACCTACTCTTAATACACTCTCATCAATACCTATAGCTATTTCTTGGGCTGAGAGTGTTTCAACTCTATGTCCTATAGCCATGCTTCTATAATGATAAGCTGTAGATCCAAATCCTACAACCGCGGTATCTCTATCAAACCCTTCACAACTTGGTCCTAGAGCAAATCTTGAAACTACACCTCCGGATTCTTTTAATTCTGACTGTGTGGTAGGATAACGCTCATATGAGAAAAGCTGCAAACCAGCTACTGGTCTATGTACAGGGTCTTTGTTTCCAGCATAAACATACAGCTGTAAATCAGAAGAAGAAATAGGAGCAAATGAAGCAAATTCCAATCCGCTTTTCATAATTGGCGGCAGCGTATAATTAACACCATTACTTGACCAAATACCGAACTTATTATTACGGAATGCTGGACTAATGTTGTTTACTATATATCCATTTAGATCCACAGAAGATAGTCCATTAGGTGGTGTTGTTAAACTGAAAGTACCATTCGTTATTCCCGGTCTATCCAAGAAAAATTCTATGTTTGGGGTTGCGAATTTCTGGAGTCGAGATTCTTCTGTTCCTCTTTGTTGGCCTAACCGTATTATAACTTCAGTTGGCGAAGATCTGTATATATACCCGTCATATGATTGTTGTGAGTAATTTCGCGTTGAAGGTATGATTTCCCCGTTTGCTCCTCGTACCATACCATACTGTCTTTTTTCACTATCTGGCGTTAGTCCATTATAGTTAATAGCACTTAAGTCTCTAGAATCAGACAACAACACAATAACAGGAAGACTCTCGTAAAGAAACGGTAGTTTTGCTGATAACAAGGGAGTATTAGCTGTATTAAACACTAACTCACAACTATTACGCATAGATACGGTATTATAACCTCCTTTTGAACTTAAAGAAATAATTTGCGAGTCAGGAACTAATAGCGGATCTCCTGGTAGTCTTATAACCTCTGCTGTGTTTATTACACTGTTTGTAAAGGCTGGTACAAGACTTGCGCGTGTTGTAGTAGCTCCCAGCCAGTTATCTATTGAGAGATTAAACGGCTGTAATCTAAAATGCTTCGTTGCAGTTGCGGGTAGAGCTTGACCTGCAGGTATATCTGCATTAGATTGTGCTGTGCCCGTATCGTTTACTGAAATAATTTTTGCAGGAAACGATGCAGCTGTAAATCCTATCTTTCTTAAGGACTCGTTATCTATACCAGTAGGGGAGACAGAAAAATATATTATTTTACCAACAGTTAGACTTGTATTGTAGCTACTTGTCCAAACTGCTAGGTAATTGCTATCACTTACTGGGTCGACTGTATAAGGCGGTGCTATCTGGTTTGCAGTTAAAGATGCTCCGTATGCAGCAACAATAGGCGCTGTTACTTCAGGTCCTCTAAATGCTTGTGTATGTTGTGTGATGCGCTGCGGCGTGTAAGTATAACCTCCGTTAATTGTTTGATATCCACCACCAGCGCCGTTTTGAATTAAGTGAAAGTGATCTGATCCATTAGTAAACTTAGGATGACCGCCCTGTAGCGTTAATCCATGCACAAAGGAGCCTCTACCTACTGTAGTGAAGGGTGTACCAGGATCTTGTGGTTGAATTGATTCGATTTTTAACTCTGCAGCTACTCCTGAAATATTATGATCTGCTAATGGCTTCGTAACGAAGGTATTATTTATAAACTCCAAAGAGATACTTCCAGAGTTATACCCGCCGCCTCCTATAAACGATGTAATTGAAATTGGAGAGCCTCCAAAAGGCGTATAAGTAACACTAAGTCTATTAGTACTTGTACTCCAAATTCCTACAGCATCACCTTCTAAGAAACTGTTAGTTTGCGTTGCAGATAAATTTAAGACGCAATTAGTTCCTGGTGTAACAGCAACCATCGTCATTCGTCCTTCTCTTTGTAGATTAGCAGTTAGGCTGTTACCTATAGTAACAGATAGAACCTTACCTTGGTAAATTGTTTGTGGCTTAACCGTATTTAGGGTAGTAGCGAATACATTAGCTCCAGTAAGATTACTAACTACTGCTGAGCTCAATAATACATTATTTGTAGAAAGATAGTTAGTAACTGTAGCTAAATTAGTACCACCTGCAGCCCAAGATGCACTAGTAGCGCATACAGTCGTATAGACACTACTCCAATTAGCGCTATTAGAATTAGTTGTCGTGTAATTACTACTCCAATTAGCACTAGAAGCTTGAACGGTAGAGCAGAGCGATTGAAAATCAGATGTTCTCGGTACCTCTAAAGAAGTTCTAGCGCTGGCTAGTGTATCAGTTTTAAGAAATGTATCTATATGCGACTTAACTATATAATCAGGCATATATTTATTTATATCAAATAGTATAAACTACTACCATCTGGCTGGAGGTATAGAGAGCTATCAGGTTGTACTAACTTTGGCAAACCAGCTACTTGTCTTACCCATCTACCTGACGTAGATGCTGATGTCTGGATACCATTACGTAAATAAGAATTAGGTTGAATAATATTAATACCATCAGCAGTAGCTGTTAATGATATATTAAAGTTAAATATACCACTTATACCTTGAACAGTGCTACTAATAATAGCAACAGTTGTTTTGCCTATAATCCAGGGGGTGAGTGTTTTTAAATCGTTTAGCTCATTTAATGTAGGATTATTATCTGTATAGTATTCTACATTGGGATTGTAGGGGTACGGTATAGCTTCAAAATCTGCCCAGTTTGTATTACCAAATATAACCGGTTGCGGTATTAAGTTATTAGCAAGCTCAACCCAGTCAGTATCAGCATCAGTGTTATATACACCTATATTAGATGTATTAATGTCTTGGAATCCTACGTCGTAAGCAGGTGAGTTTAAATCTAGACTAAAATCTAGATTTTCTGGATCTATAAATAACGGATCAGCTAATTTAGAATTTATATCAATAGGTTTAATATAGCTAGCAAATATATCCGGTCTTGAACTATCATCAGAATATGTAGAGCTTATTGAACTTAAAGTTGAATAAAAAAAGCGATTTTCAAAAGTCTTTCCAGCAATATTAAAAAATATAGAATCGGATTCTGGATGCGTACTAGAAAGCATTAATGACCAGAATAAATTATTATCGCCTGAAATAGCCGGTGTAGTAATACCGTATGTGCTATTCGATCTTAAGATACATTTAAAGTTTTTAAAGTACCATTGATTTTTTAGGTAGCCTGTAGATGATAAATTTACCCATGAAGCTACAGGAATATCCCACGGGTTATCATAAATACTCGTATTAATTGAAGATACATAAGGAAATAGAGCGGTAGTACCGTTATAATCAGCAACAACCCAATTATCACCATTAAAAAATAATATAGGACTACTCTGTATAGAGCCGGTACCACCACCAGCGAATGTAACATATTTTAGTTTACCTTTCCAGGAAAATGCTGGGTACATGGTATACTGGTTACCGTCAGTACCGCTAAGTACGGCTATATATGTAGGTGATTGTATTCTATTTACATGCGAGCTCGCATGACTGACATAGTATCCTACGAGAGGTGAATACACACGACCATCAATATAATTTGAATCCTTATATACACCTGGTACAATAATATTATTCTGTACGTAAGATGATTTTGTTAACGTCACGCCCTGAAAAAATGCTATCTGCTTTGTATCATATACAATATTATTAACTATTCTTCCTCGACTAGCATTAGAATACTCGATACCGGTATGCACTTTTGAAATAATATTATTTTCAATCTGCATATTATTACTACCACCATCTATATAAATACCTGATGCTAAGAAGTTACCATCATTTCTTGAATTATATATTAAATTATTTTTAAGATAATTAAGCTTATCAGATGGTGGGAAGCTAAATCCGCTATATACACACGCCATGTCGGAGTTAGTACCAAATCCACTATTATATACTCTATTATTATATGCAGATATGTCTTGGCCGACTGAGGCTATTAAATTAGTACCTGCGAAGCTAAAATCGTTATTAGATATCTGAACACCGGTTAAACTTCTCGAGTGATGGCCGCCATAGAAACTACCATCTATTTGTATATTACCAGGTGCGCCTCTACCATCTCCATTTAACCGTGTATCAATCTGTTGCGAGCTTTTAATAATATTATTTGTGATAATAACATCATGTCCTCCAGCTCTATATGCTATACCTGCAGCTTCTGTACTGTATATTAGGTTCTTTACAATCTTCGATTTACTCGTACTATTTAACTGAATACCAACACTATAAGTATTATATAACTTACAACCTGAAATAGTGAGATTGGTAGAATATTGTCTAATTGCATCAGACTGTTGATTAAATGCACTCGCGTTAGAATCAGTAGATATGAGTGTTACAAGTGTTAGCGGAGCGACGCAGTAATTAAACGTCAAATCTTCAAAAGTTATGTAGTTGGGATTAACAATACAGAATCCAGATGAGTAAGCAGAATATTTATCTGGTATAATACCATACTGTATACCACTTGAATTTTTAGAAACATTATTTATACCAAAACGACCATACCATGTTTCACTTGAACCAATATTATATGTCTTAAGTATGCAATTGCTTATACCTGCTAGTTGATCGTCTTGCGTTGGCTTATAATAAAAATAATACTTACCGTTTTCAGAAATAACAGTATTCTCACCCTCTACACTACATACTATATAAGGATCTAGATTAGAAGGCTCGTATTGGTAAGCAGGTCGTAGAGGTTGTGTAGAACCTGAACCACCATCTGGGTACCACCAATTCAAACCGGATAATATAGTTACAGCAGGTAGATAAACAAATTGACTTGATAGACTTGTATCTCTATAATAATTATCATAACTATATTCATCCACTCGAGTATAATCTAAAGCAGGATTATATTTAGACAAAAAGATATCTGTTGTGTAGTATGGTGATACAATATATTGTTGAATTGTAAGCGCGAAATAATCGTATACAAGAAGAGGGCAAGCTGATATCATTTGATATGTAATATCGACTATAGGTCCGTAATACGGACCATCAACATAATTACTATTCTGAATACGTGGTGTTATGATTGTAGATTGATTTGCGAATACTTGTAAATTTGGAGTCGAACTATATTCAATATAAAAAACATTAGGCTGCTTCTTATATCCTGGTAATGATGCAGTTAGTGGCGGTAAGCTCCCCTGACGGAACGCTCGATAATCTAAAACTCCCATAGTACCAATCTTACTCATATCATTACCAGCGGTTTGATATGAGAAAATAGATTGTAAGAATCCTGTGCTATCTATAGCTCTTCTATAGACCTTACTATTAACGGTAAACGTACTGTCAATACTAACACCATATTTAGGCCATCTTGCCGGTATAGTACGTACATCATTAACAAAACCGAACATATTAAGCTTACGCATATCAAATGGATCTATCTCCATTTTCCATAAACTACCTGCACTTATAAATCCTGTATAAGTAATTGAATTGTCGAAAACGACATTATTATTATTGTAGGGTCTAAAAGTTAAATTATATATACTATTACCACCTTCTGTATCCTTTATAAATTCAAGCTTATTATTATCATTAAAAAAGAACTCCTCTGCCTTGTAATTACCAGTTTTAAATTCAACTTTAATATTTTTGGCATCGCCTTGCTTTAATTTTGAAATCAACCCCTTTACACCTGCTAGTGTCTTAACAGGTAAGTTTGGTGTAGCGCCGAGATATCCATCCTTACCGGTAGGCGATACATATATGGTATTCCTTTCTGCAAACTTTCTCGCATCAGGTCCATTGATATCTACTATCGAAGCAAGTATTCCTGGTGAGATCATTGCAATAGTCCGGATATTAAGAATGTATCGTTACTTGTTCTAATTACTGATGCTACAGCTCCTTTACCTGCTGTTGTGTATAGATCGCCATAAGAGATAAGACTACCGCTATAGTTATTTGCAGGTACGACTGTTATAGTACCTGAACTTAACTGTGAAAAAGTCGTAGTAAATCCCGTCGTGTTTATGTCACTGGTTACGGTCAATGTAATATTTTGAGTTCCAGTATATGTTATTATTCCACCAGCATCAGACGGTTGAATATTATAATCTTCTATAATGTTATTTACTTTTAAGTAACCTGCCCAATTACCAGAGAGCGTTTCTATACCATTTTTTAATTCGTTAAACTCCTGTTTATTAGTCAAGGAATATACAGTAGAAAGCGAATTAATAGTAGTTCTCCTGGTAACCTCTGTATTATCAACTATAAGATACTCTGTACCATCTATAGAAGGCGATATTACAAGCTGTGCTATTTTAGTCTCAGTCATGTACCATTATTTATACAAAACCCTGATATAACACTAGGTTATAGCCAGTTAAGAATTCTCTAACTCTTCTATTCGAGCTTTTAATTCTTGTATTGCTTTAATCATTGGAGCAATAAGTTCTGTGTAGCCAATAGAACGTACATCATCACCACCGTTAATGGTATGGTCTTGATATCCACCAAAATCAATTCCTTGTTGATCTAGTACAGTCTTTACCTCTTGTGCAATTAACCCGTGGTGGTAGCGGTTACGCTTTTTACTACCGTCATGGGTAATATTAGCAAGCTTAGACGATTCTAACCACTGATCTAATTCAACGGTATATGCGTTGTATTCAGCAAGTTTCGTATTATAGTTACTTATCTCTTCTTCAGACGCGTTATCACCAAGTTTTGAAGGTTTATCTACACGTGTAGGAGCTTCTACGCGATAAGCCTCACGCATATCCCACTTATAGTCAACTGGGCGGAGAGAGTTTATGAAGTCTAGACCTAACACTGTATCACGAATATCGGCTTTATCTCGCTCATCAGAGCGATCTTGTACAGCGCCATGTGCATATGTAGTTGTACCGAAACCGCCTAACTGTACTTGTTTTGATCCGGTAACTTGAGCGTTGTATCCTAATCCAGTGCTTTCATCAGTAGATACAGAATTACTGCCTTGCAATGCTTGATCTCCAAGTGCAGTATTTTTTGTACCAGATGTATTAAAATACAAAGAATTGCGGCCTACTCCAACATTATTACTACCGGTATTAAAATACAACGATTGGCCTCCAAGTGCAACATTACTAATACCAGTTAGATTAGAATACAATGATCGAAATCCTACTGAAGTATTACTGCCACCAGATGTATTTCTATACAACGATTGAAATCCTAATGCAACATTAGTAAAACCAGCTACATTATTAAACAATGAATTGACTCCTAATGCTACATTTTGATACCCAGTTGTATTATAGGGCAACACACCTGTTCCTAATGCAACATTTTGATACCCTGTTGTATTATTATATAACGCTTGGTCTCCAAGTGCAGTATTACTATAACCAGATGTATTACTAAACAACGATTGATATCCTAATGCAACATTATTATTACCAGTTGTGTTAGCACTTAATGCATCGTTACCAACTGCAACATTATTATTACCAGTTGTATTATTACGTAACGCTTGACTTCCTATCGCAACATTTTCAGCACCATTATTTCTAAACAACGATTGATATCCTAATGCAACATTATTAAAACCAGTTGTGTTAGCACTTAATGCATCGCTACCAACTGCAACATTATTATAACCAATGTCATTATTACGTAACGCTTGACTTCCTAATGCAACATTACTAGAACCACCTGAGTTATTATACAATGCTTGATTTCCTAATGCAACATTACTAAAACCAACTATGTTACTAAACAACGATTGATATCCTAATGCAACATTACTAGAACCAGCTATGTTATTATACAATGATTGTAATCCTAATGCAACATTACTAGAACCAACTGAGTTATTATACAATGATTGTAATCCTAATGCAACATTATTAATACCAGTTGTGTTAGCTCTTAATGCATCGTTACCAACTGCAACATTACTATCACCAGTTGTGTTAGCTCTTAATGCATCGTTACCAACTGCAACATTACTATCACCAGTTGTATTACTATACAACGATTGATATCCTATCGCAACATTTTCAAAACCAGTTGTGTTACTACTCAATGCATCATTACCTACTGCAACATTATTAGTACCAGTTGTATTCGATAGCAATGCTTGGCTTCCTATCGCAACATTTTCATACCCAGATGTATTACTAAACAACGATTGAAATCCTAATGCAACATTATTAATACCAGTTGCATTATTACGTAACGATTGATATCCTAATGCAACATTACTAGAACCAGATGTATTTCTAAACAACGATTGATATCCTAATGCAACATTATTATTACCAATTGTATTAGAAGCTAAGGCACTAAGGCCAATACTTAAATTGCTTGTAGTTCTGCCAAAGCTAAGGTTGCCGTTGACTACTAAGTCGTTATATAATGTATGTTGTCCCATGTGTTTATTTATCTATTAGTAAGCGTTTACGTCTGCATCTACTGTGAATGAACCAATCTTAAATGTAACGTTTGAAGTTGCTGGCACTGCTGCAAACGTATCATATGTAGCTACATTTATAGGCACATTAGAGCTTAAACTGTTTGTCGTTGCGTATCGCATTATATTTGTTTGGTCTAATCTAATAAGTTTTGAAGTTGTTGAACCAGCAGAAGAGTTAAATGTTATATTAGGTTGACCAAGATTACTATTCCAAGTAATTCCTTGGAAACCATGAGCTTCTCCTGTTGTATTTTCTGACCAATTATATGCAACACCAACGCCATTATGAAGATAATTCACCATTCTAAAATTTGTTGCAATTGAGGATATAGCTATACCAGCTGTTGTATTATATGCTATTAATGTCCAAATATCTGTATTAATTTGAGCACCAGTAGCACCCCCTGGATTAGCAGCACCTGCACCATTTAAAAATACTCCACAATATACATATGGAATTCTTGATGTAACCTTTCCAGTACCTGTAATGTTAAACACCGGAGCTGCTACTGCTTGTATTAATCTTGAATCAATACCCAACACACCAGCTGCACAATTAAAGATTGTACCACTGGAATCATTTGTTAGATTAACAATAGAGCTACATTCAAAATTAACAATTGTTGTAGTATTACCACTAGGCATTGTCAATACACCTGTTGCACCTGTAGCCAATATGAAATCTGCATATCCTCTAATAGTAATCGGAACAGAATTTTGACTATATGAAAATGCTACAATACCTGATGCGATATTAACAGTTGTTCCATTTTCAAAATATAAATTACCTTTAAGGTTTAAATTAATCTGAGAAGAAATTGCATATGTTCCTGCTCTTACATAAACTAAATCACCAGTTGCTACAGAAGAATCAGCTATAGCAGCACTAAGTGTGCGATATGGTTTGAATGAATCATACTTACTAAATCCATTTCGCGTGTCGTTACCAACGCTTGCATCTACATAAATAGTCTTACCAGTAGGGTTATTTACATAAGATCTAGCAGAGAGTGTATTTAATATAGTAGCTGAGCTCAATAATACATTATTTGTAGAAAGATAGTTGGTTACTGTAGCTAAATTAGTACCACCTGCAGCCCAAGATGCACTAGTAGCGCATACAGTCGTATAGACACTACTCCAATTAGCGCTATTAGAATTAGTTGTCGTGTAATTATTACTCCAATTAGCACTATTAGAATTAGTTGTCGTGTAATTATTACTCCAATTAGCACTATTAGAATTAGTTGTCGTGTAATTATTACTCCAATTAGCACTATTAGAATTAGTTGTCGTGTAATTATTACTCCAATTAGCACTATTAGAATTAGTTGTCGTGTAATTATTACTCCAATTAGCAC